AAGTCATTATGGTGAATATGAGTGAAGAGTGGAGAGAAAGTATTATGATCGATGAGGGTCTTGATATGAAGACTTTCAAGGCAAATCGTAAAAAAGCACGAGCATCTGCTGCTCGTGCTGATGCTGTGAAGAGAGGTCACGTAGGTAAGGAATGGTATAACAGTGGTAGAAGATATTCTCCAGATGAAGCAAAGAGAATGCGTTCAAACCTGGATGATGAAGAAAGACGTACAAGACATCGTAGTGCTGTAGATCCTGATAATGAGAATGATGATAACTTCTCTGCAGACAAGACGAAGAACCCCAAGAAACTTCGTAAGCAAAAAGCAATGGGTGAACACTGAAGATCACTTCCCAAACCGTCCACTGACCCCGCAAGGGGTCTTTTTTTGTGTTATGATTACGGAGTAATCAACCAAACCGATGCCTTCCAAATCTAACATTATGATCGACCAAGCAATCTCCATTCTGAAGGAAAAGTTCGGCACCGAGTTTGGTGCTGATGCTGTCAAAGAAGTGGCAGATGAACTGAATACTTCTTATGCGACTCTCTCCAAGTATCTAAATCAATACAAGGTGGGTCGTGGTAAATGGAATCTGGAGCAAACCGTGCAAGACCTTGAAGAAACTTACAACTCTCCTGCTGCAGAAGGTTCCGATACGGTTCCTGGTGTGGCAACTATGAATTCTGTCGTTCAAAATCTTATTCCTAACAAAGATGCTACCTTCGTCAGCTTTGGTAACTTTTCGGATATTAAAAAAGTTATTCAGTCTGGTCTATTCTATCCTGCTTTCATCACTGGTCTTTCTGGCAACGGAAAAACTTTCGGTGTGGAACAGTCTTGTGCCCAACTTGGTCGGGAACTGATTCGGGTCAACATCACCATCGAAACTGATGAGGATGACCTGATTGGTGGTTTCCGTCTCGTAAATGGGGAAACTGTATGGCACAATGGTCCTGTGGTAGAAGCAATGGAACGTGGTGCAATTCTTCTGCTCGATGAGATTGACCTGGCATCCAACAAGATTATGTGTCTGCAGTCTGTCCTTGAGGGTAAAGGTGTATTCCTCAAGAAAATCGGTAAGCATATTGTACCCAAGGCAGGTTTCAATGTGATTGCGACTGCTAACACCAAGGGTAAGGGTAGTGATGATGGTCGTTTCATTGGCACCAATGTTCTCAACGAGGCATTCCTGGAACGATTCCCCATCACCTTCGAGCAAGAGTATCCTACTATCTCTGTTGAGACTAAAATCTTGGCTAAAGTTGCAGAGTCTCTCAGCATTCCTATGATTGGCGAGCACACTGATTTTATCAAGCACCTTTGCACCTGGTCTGAGATTATTCGCAAGACCTTCAATGATGGTGGTATTGATGAAGTCATCAGCACTCGTCGTCTGGTTCATATCATCAAGGCATACTCTATCTTCGGTAAGAAAGATAAAGCAATCAAGGTTTGTCTGAATCGTTTTGATGATGAAACCAAAACAACCTTTGTTGAGTTGTATGATAAGATTGATGCGGAGTTTCAATCTTCCGTTGACAAAGACCAAGTAAATTGATAGAATTTGAGGAGATAAAACTATCTCCTCTTTTTGTTATGGATGAGAATCTTTATAATAAGTTTACTTTTTCTGTAAACTCTAATGACATGATTGAAATTAAAAAAACACCTGTGAGTATGAACGAACCCACTAATCACCTTTGGAAATATAATGAGGATAAAATCCTCAAAGACATTCAAGACTACGTAACTAGTACTTATGGCAGTCACTACTGTAGTCACAACGAAGAATACCAGGACATTCAGACAATTGACTTGATGGCAGCAAAGGGTCTTGCTCCTGGATTTTGTCAGGCAAATATCCTAAAATATGGGAGTCGATATGGTGACAAGGATGGGCGCAATAAGCGTGATTTGCTTAAAGTGATTCACTATGCTATGCTGCTGCTTCACTTTGACGGGCACTATACACGTAAAGATAACGGTCTCTCTGAATTTCGCTGATTATTATGAAACTCTCTGATAAAACTCTGACCCTACTGAAGAACTTTTCTTCAATTAATCAGTCTATTCTTTTCAAGGAAGGTAGCAACCTACGGACAATTTCTGTGATGAAAAATATCCTAGCAGAAGCAACAATTGAAGAAGAACTGCCTAAGGATTTTGGTATCTATGACTTGAACCAGTTTCTGAATGGTCTCAATCTCCACCAAAATGCTGAACTTGATTTCCAGAATGATGGTTATGTAGTAATTAAAGAAGGCAAGTCTCGTTCTAAGTATTTCTTCGCAGACCCTAACGTAATCATTACTCCTCCCGAAAAGGATATTGTTCTGCCAAGTGAAGATGTTTGTTTCCTTCTTGATACTAAAGAACTTGATAAACTGCTTAAAGCTGCTGCTGTGTATCAACTTCCTGACCTGTCTGTGGTTGGTGAAGCGGGTGTGGTAAAACTGGTTGTTCGTGATAAGAAGAATGATACTTCTAACGACTTCTCTGTGGTTGTTGGCGAAACTGATGAAGTATTCTCCTTTAACTTCAAGGTAGAGAATATCAAGATTCTTCCTGGTTCTTATGAAGTTGTCATCTCACGTAAACTTCTGTCACGATTCAAGAATACTGGATTTGATGTTAGTTATTGGATTGCATTAGAACCAGATAGTCAGTTTAGTTGATATGAAAGTATCTTATTATATAAATAATAATGTAATAAGATACTTTTTATGTTTATCTATAAAATAACCAATAGACAAACTCAAGAGTTTTATGTAGGTCAAACTATAAAAAATATTGAGTATAGATTTAGAAAACATAAAGAAATATCTATTCGTGGTGGTGGATATAAACTTCATAGTGCTATGAGAAAGTATGGTGTAGAAAATTTTATTATTGAAATTTTGGATACTGCTACTAACTTAGACGAATTAAATGAAAAAGAAATCTACCATATAGACACACTTAAACCTTATTATAACATTCTTCCCGGAGGTCAAATCAGATTATCTGAAAGTTCTATTAGAAAAATGCGAGAAAGTTTAACTGGAAAAAAACAACCAAAAGAACTCGTTGCAAAAAGATTTAAAAAATTAAGAGAACTTGAAAATGACAAACAATTCCTAATTGAGAGGGGAAAAAGTGTAAGTGAATCAAAGAAAAAAACATATTTAATAGAAAATGTTTATTTTACTGGATTGGAAGAAGTTGCTAAACATCACAACATAAGTTATACTTGTGCCAGAGCAAGAGTAAAATCATCTTCTTCTACTTGGGAAAATTGGATTAAACTTTAATTTCTATGTTATGAACATCTTCGTTACTTCTCCATTTCCGGCAGAGAGTGCAATCTGTCTGCCCGACAAACACATTGTTAAGATGCCCCTAGAGTGCTGTCAGATGCTCTCTATCGTGGCATCAGAGAAGTGGGGGCATGGGTATGGCACTCTCCCTAAGGCGGATGGAACGCCCTACAAGACGGACAGGGGAGCGTTCCGCAATCACCCCTGCACCAAGTGGGCAATGGAAAGCATCCACAATGCATATTGGTTGATTAAGCACGGTCTTAACTTGTGCGATGAATACACCTTGCGGTATAGTAAAGTTCATTCTTGCTACAAGACACTAGTGGATGCTTATTACCTTTTTCCTAAGGGTAAGATTACAGAAGTGACTCCATTTGCTCGTGCGATGCCAGAGGAATGGAAGTTTGACGACACTATTGATACATTTGAAGCATACAAAAGATACATCGCATCCAAACCTTGGGTTGTTGATAATTATCTTCGTATGCCAGAAAGAAAACCTGATTGGATTTGATTATGACAAGTGAATTTCTTTTCGTGGAGAAATACCGTCCTCAAGTGATTGATGACTGTATTCTTCCTGATGATACTAAAAAAACATTCAAGGAGTTTGTGGCGAAGGGTGAGATTCCAAATCTCCTTCTTGCTGGACCTCCTGGTATTGGTAAGACAACCATCGCAAAGGCATTGTGTAATGAGTTAGGAGCAGATTATTATGTCATCAATGGATCCGACGAAGGGCGTTTCCTGGATACTGTACGAAACCAGGCAAAGAACTTCGCTTCGACCGTCTCACTTACGGGATCTTCTAAACACAAAGTCATCATCATCGATGAGGCGGATAACACAGGCAATGACGTACAACTCCTACTACGGGCGAATATTGAGGCATTTTATAACAACTGCCGATTCATCTTCACCTGCAACTACAAGAACAAAATTATTGAACCTCTTCACTCCCGATGTGCCGTTATCGACTTTACCATCAAAGGGAAGCAAAGAGTTCAACTTGCAGGAAGTTTCTTTCAACGACTTCAAACAATCTTGGATGCGGAAAAGATTGAGTACGATCAAAAAGTCGTTGCGGAACTTGTTACAAAACATTTCCCCGACTTCCGTAGGGTTCTGAATGAAATTCAACGATACTCTACTGGCGGTAAAATTGATTCTGGTATTCTCGCATCTTTCTCTGATGTTTCCGTAAATGAACTCGTCAAAAATCTCAAAGACAAAAACTTTACAGAGGTTCGTAAATGGGTGGTCTCCAACCTGGATAACGATGCTAGTAGTCTACTTCGCAGGATTTATGACGCCTCTTTTGATAACCTTTCACCCCAATCTATTCCTGCTGCCGTTCTTGTTATTGCTAAGTATCAATACCAATGTGCGTTTGTGGCTGACCAGGAAGTAAATCTTCTTGCTGCTCTTACTGAAATTATGTGCGAGTGTGAGTTCAAATGACTTCGAATAAATCATTAAAAACTGCCTTGCGTTACCCTGGCGGTAAGAGTAGGGCAGTCGCTAAGATGGGACCATACTTTCCAGACCTTCGCAACTATGATGAGTTTCGGGAACCATTTCTTGGCGGTGGAAGTGTTGCAATTTATATCACTAAAAAATATCCCAGTGTAGATATTTGGGTTAATGATCTTTATGAACCACTTGTAAACTTCTGGCAGCAACTCCAGATTTTTGGATATGATTTGAAAAGTGAACTTGTTGACTTAAAGAAGGCAAATAATACTCCAGACAAAGCAAGAGAACTTTTCCTTCAATCAAAGGAACGGATCAATGACAAAACTGTGTCAAATTTTGATCGTGCTGTGGCTTTTTATATTGTCAATAAGTGTAGTTTCAGTGGTCTTACAGAGAGTTCATCATTTTCAGAGCAAGCATCCAATTCAAACTTTAGTTTGCGTGGAATTGAAAAACTACCTGAGTACTCTGTATTAATTGAAAAATGGCGTATAACTAATTATTCCTATGACTATCTGATGGATAGTAATAAGAGTGCTTTTATGTATCTCGATCCTCCTTATGATATTAAGGATAATCTCTATGGGAACAAGGGATCAATGCATAAAGGATTTGATCACGATAAGTTTGCTGCCGATTGTGATGCTAATAATATGGATCAATTGGTAAGTTATAACTCAGATCAACTTGTCAAAGATCGTTTTAAGAACTGGAACGCTGCAGAGTTTGATTTGACTTATACGATGCGTTCGGTTGGTGAATATATGCGCGAACAAAAAAATCGTAAAGAATTGCTGCTATTTAATTATGGAATTGAAGGACTGGTTGAACTCAATTAATTCTACAAAAGAAAATTTGATGGAGGATTCCTCCACAATCAAAGAATATTCTCCCTATATTATTAATCGATGTTTATCTGGGTATATTGATTGCGTTCTCTTCGCAAATGAAATGAATATGAATCATAGTCTTGATAAAGATATGCAATATTCATTTTATCTAAATATTATAAGAAAAAGGAAGAGATTTTCTCCCTGGCTCCGTAAAGATGAAATCCAAGACTTAGAATATGTAAAAAAATACTATGGTTATAGTAATGAAAAGGCATATCAAGCACTGAAAATTTTGTCTAGAGAGCAAATCAACTTTATTAAACAACGACTTGAAACTGGCGGAACAAAATGACAACCCAAACAATTGAACCACAAGTAAATTGGTCACAGGACCAAATGGTGGAAGTTATTCTAAATGAACCTGATGATTTTTTAAAGGTTCGTGAGACTTTGACTCGTATCGGAGTTGCCTCTAGGAAGGAGAAAAAACTCTACCAGTCTTGCCATATTCTTCACAAACAGGGAAGATATTATATTGTTCACTTTAAAGAACTATTTGCTCTTGATGGCAAACATGCTAATCTTACTGTAAATGACGTTCAGAGACGTAATCGTATTGTTCGTCTTCTTGCTGATTGGGGATTGATTACTGTGATTGATCAAGATAAGGTTGCTGATATTGCTCCCCTGAATCAAATTAAAGTTCTTGCTTATAAGGATAAAGGGGATTGGATTTTGGAACAGAAATATAATATTGGTAAAAAAGGAAAAGCAGTAGAACCCGAATAAATAGTAATGTGCCATTCGTGCGGCACTCTACAAAAGTCGGAACACCCTAAAGAGAAGTTCGGTTTTTACCGTTCTTCTCTTTTTTGATTTTTGGTTAAATAGTAATGGATGCCGAAAGGGTCCACACAACACAAACTCGCTTTTAAAGGAGCTACCATAATGACTAACCTAACAAGGTATACTGCTGCGGATCTTCCTGCTCTGATGGATAGAATTACGCGCAATTCAATCGGAATGGATGAATATTTTGATCGTCTATTTCATCTTCACGAAACAACTTCTAACTACCCGCCATATAATCTAGTTCAAGTTAGTAACGTAGAATCGAGACTTGAATTAGCACTCGCTGGATTTAAAAAGAAAGAAGTTTACGTTTACACGCAAGATGGGAAACTTTTTATTGAGGGACAAAAGGAAGATAAGGAAACTGATACCAACTACGTCCATAAGGGATTGGCTCAACGATCTTTCAAGAGAGCGTGGACGATGGCAGATGATACAGAAGTCGCAGATGTATCCTTTGAAGACGGACTCCTCTCTGTCAACTTGAAAAAAATTGTTCCCGATCATCATAAGAGAAAAGATTATCTCTAAATAAAAATAAAAAAATGAAAACTTTCCAGGAGTTTGTTTCTATTATTAATGAAATGAAAGGTGACTTTGGTGCTGATGCAAAACCGCCGAAACCTAAATGTGGTTGGGCGGGAACAACAACTTATGCTATGCTTCCTGGAAAGAAAGTTTGTAAATTCAAAAGAAAGAGATAAATAGATTTGAATATCGTCGGCGCGAGGGGACCCTGGCAAAATCCAGGTTGACTCCCCTCTTTTTTCTTGCTAGAATACTTAGAGGTATGGAGTAAAAATGACGGTAAAACTTGCTCTTTTAAAATCGGGCGAAGACGTAATTGCTGACGTTCAAGAAATGGTAGTGGGTAAAGAACCCGAACAAAAAGTAGTTGGATATATTTTTAATAAACCTTGTAGCATTAAAATGCGAGTCAGGGAAGAAGATAATGATAAGGAAAAAACTGATTCAGTAAAAATCAGATTGACTCCTTGGATCATACTAACAAAGGATACTAAAATCCCAGTATCTTTAGATTGGGTAATTACTCTTGTTGATCCAATAGATCAACTTCTAAAAATGTATCAAGAGGACATCTTAAACAATGGAAAAGATAATCAAAGTATTAGTTCTAATGAATCAGCAAATCCTGATATCTCAAATTGAGGAAGTTGGTGCTGACATTGGAGAACCAGATTGCAAGCTAGTTACTCCTTTTGTCATAAAAAATGATATGATGTTGGAACCATTTCTTAGTCGATATACAAAACAAAATGCATTTATGATGAGTTCCGACAAGATTCTTACTCTTGTGGATCCTACGCCCACTTTACTTGAAAAATACCAGGACTTGATTAAAGAATGACTCAACGCTTTTATACTAATGTTCAATTGATTGGAAATCAAATTCTTGTTCGTGGAGTTGAAAATGGAAAAAGATTTGAAAATAGAGATGAGTTTTACCCAACCCTATTTGTAAAAACCAAAAAAGATTCAAAATATCGAACCTTAAGTGGGGAATTTGTAGAACCAATAAAACCCGGAACAATTAAAGATTGCCGCGAGTTTTATAAAAAGTATGAAAGCGTAGATGGATTTGAGATCTATGGGAATGACAGGTACATCTGTCAATATATTTCCGAAAAATATCCAGAGGATGAAATTAAGTTTGATATTAGTAAAATCAAACTTGTAACTCTAGATATTGAGGTTGCTTCTGAAGGAGGATTCCCCGATGTAGAATCTTGTTCTGAGGAAATTCTTGCAATTAGTATTCAGGATTACACTACTAAAGAGATTATTACTTGGGGAGTTAAACCATTTAAACACAATCGTAAGGACTTGACTTACCATTATTGTCCTTCTGAATATGAAATTCTCAATAATTTTATCAATTATTGGATGTTTAATGTTCCTGATGTTATTACTGGGTGGAACATTCAACTTTATGATGTCCCTTATATCTGTAAGCGACTGAATCGTGTTCTTGGTGAAAAACTAATGAAGCGTTTCTCTAACTGGGGACTTGTGACCGAAGGAGAAACTTATATTCAAGGAAGAAAGCATACCACGTTTGATATTGGTGGTCTTACTCAACTTGATTATCTTGACCTCTATAAGAAGTTTACATATAAGGCACAGGAATCATATCGTCTTGATTATATTGCCGAAGTCGAGTTAGGACAGAAAAAACTTGATCACTCTGAGTTTGATACCTTTAAGGACTTTTATACGCAGGGGTGGCAAAAATTCATTGAATATAACATCATTGACGTAGAACTTGTTGACCGTTTGGAAGACAAGATGAAACTCATTGAGTTGGCACTTACAATGGCATATGACGCAAAGGTGAACTACGCCGATGTTTATTACCAAGTTCGTATGTGGGATA